GGATTGGTCATAACTTCTCTTCTTCATCACTATCTCCATTCTGGCTATCGCCAGGCCAAACCCTATAGTTATCCTCGACACTATCTGGGGTAGACACTTCAATAATAGTACCTTCCTCTAAACAAATGATCTGATGAGGTTCAAGTGGCTCATTGCGCCATGTATCACCAGGATTCAAGATGATCTCGTTGAGATCTGCGTTTAGAGTGTTAATGTACCTAACTAAAAACTTACCTTCCATTACAAACCAAGTCTCGTCCTTCTCATCATGGAAGTGCATAGAGAACTTTGACCCAGTATTGAATTTAAGTAGCTTGCCACAATACTTGTCGTTTGTAGCAAATATGTACTCGTGCCCCCAACCCTTTTTAACTAAACCTTCAAGTCGCAAAACTAAAAACCTTTCTATTATCAAACGCACGCTTCCAACCAAAATACTTAGACTTGTAGTCTGCTTGGTCGTCGCTGTTTAAATGTGACCACTTGTCTGCATCACGAAGCAAACAATAAGCACCGTCATACCAATCGGTGTTCTTGATTAGCTTCTCGGCTTTCTCTTTATCTACCATGGCTTCATGGTAATTCAAATAATCCGCTTCTATGTGGAACACTTCCAAACAGTGCCCAGTATACACATAGTCAAGACTAAAGTCAATACCCCATTTTTGCACAACGCCAAGAAGTTTGTTTAAAGATGGCTTGTGCACAGCAAGCTCTTTGATTTGTTCACGAGCAGCGCCTGTATAGTTCCATCTCATGTTAAGCGTGCTGTGATCAAGGACGAGTTGATTCTGACTCTCTTCTTTGTCATAGAACCACGTCACATGGTTAGCAGTATGGAACAAATGGCCTTCGTCGATCACGACACCGCTGTTTTTATGAAACAGTCTTTCTTGGTAGTTTAATTCGTAACCATCTTTATCGAAGTATCTGTGATCCGCTTGCAACAGCAGCTCACAATCAACCGGCTTAGTGATTGTAGGATTAGGTAAGAGCTGATTGTCTGATATTCTCAACTGCATCTAAATTAGCATCGATCCACTGTTTAGGAGTAGTCCATTTAATGTCCACAATCTTATTTAGTTTACTGATATCTGCTTTAGTGTATTCTTGATATTGGTTCTTTAAATTGTCTGGCATTGGAATATACTCAATAGGTACACCTAACTTCTTACTACAAAGATCAGCTACCTTCTGAAAACTAGTCGCTGTACCACTACCGACATTAAACACACCTCGGTCTTTTTTCCAAAGCATCTGCTTGTGCACCTGTACAATGTCATCTACACAAACAAAGTCACGCTTGTAGTTTTCACTGTTTTCAAATAATTTAATCTTACCGTCTTGAATAGCCTGGTTCTTGAATTTAGTAAACACAGATGCTTGATCACCTTTGTGTTCTTCGTTAGTACCGTATACGTTAAAGTATCTGAAACCCTGGCAAGTTATATTACGGCGCACATCGATGTTGTTTACATATCGATCAAACATATACTTAGACCAAGCATATGCGTTCATTGGTCTGCAGTCGCTTTCTTCTGAGAAAGACTTCAAGTCACCGTACACGCTTGCACTGGAAGCGTACTGCATACTAACACCGTACGCGCAGCATTCGTTATACAGTTTAATTGAGAAGTCGTAGTTGTGAGCAAATACCTTTGATACATCTTTCTCTGTAGTGCTGCTGATTGCACCGAGATGTATTACCCAATCTAGATCTCTTACGTACGGTAAACAACCATAACTCTCGTCCCAATCATAACCAGCTACATCATGGCCTTCTTCGACAAGATATTTGTAGACGTGACTACCAATAAAACCTTTGTAACCAGTAACAAGAATTTTCATAGCGATTCAATATCTGTTTTACGTAATGTGTACGTGCCTCTATGCTGTACAGCAATGCCTGCACATTTGTTTGCATATTCAATACAAGGACCTATAGATTCACCTTGAAGTATTTTATATGTGAGACCAGCAAGGAAAGTATCACCTGCACCACATACGTCAAACATTTCAACTGGTGGAGATGAGAACACCTGATCGTTGTACCTTGCACCTTTGCTACCAAGTGTTACGATTACGGAACGAGGTAACGATTTGGCTTTGTTGTACTCATCCTCGTTAATCTTGACAATACACCCCTCAAACTGACCAAGATCATCCTTCTTACTATCTATAAGGATAGGACCTTTAAATATTGTTCGTAGTTGCTGAACTGCTTCGTAAGTAACATACCCTTTATTGTAATCACTAACTACAATTACGTCAAACTGTTCTAAATTATGACTTACTTTTTTTACATCAAAGGGAGTAATGTTCGGATGCGTCGTGTCTACTCTAAGTAGATGATGACCGGTTTTGATGTCAACGTACCTTACTTTTCTTATACCTTGGTCAGCTCTGTTACGATAGTGAAGAACATCGATACCAAAGGCCCGTAGGTTGTTGGCCACATTACCAGCCATACCATCCATTTTGTTAATCCAGTTTACGTCAGCAACAGGAACCGGTGCTTCTGGACTCACTCTATTGACGTTGCAATAAACATACTCGTCGTTACACAACTCACCAATCAATAATACTTTCATACAAATAAATCACTAAAATCTTTTTTAGGTTTACCAAACGCTTGATTAAGACCTTTACCAACTTCTGTGTTATCCATTACAGGACCATCATCTACTATGTCAGTTTGTGCTGTCTGTTCAACATCATACAGTCTCATCTTAGCTCTATCAACACCAATAACAAATCTCTTAAACAAAGTCGGGTCATTATATCTATTCTTCAACTGCTTGACCATTAGCTGACCGAGTTGCTCCATTTCATCGCTGTTGATAATAGCAAACATAAAATCAGCTGTAGCAGGCAGTCCAAATGATTCCGAAGTATCCTCTAATCCAAGATCGCTGTTACTGAAGCCAGAACGCGTCGTCTGAGTCGCTGAGACGATCGGTACGTTCTTTTCGACAGCTAGTCCACGTAGCTCCTCTGCTATCGCTTTAATGTACGTATAGGAGTTTATAGTACCTCCTATCGCCTTTGTTCTGCTGCTGCTACAAATATTTAGGTAGTCGATGTATATGATGTCGGGAGTAAAGTTACGTTTGATCTTTAACTCATTTATCAAATGACGGAAGTGTCCAGAGTGAGCTGATGCAGTCGGATACTCTTTAATGATAAGTCGACCAGGTGTTCTTTGTCTCACATCATCAATCTTCTTATCGTACATATCTTTTGGAAGGTTTATCAGCTCGTCGACCTTGACGTTAAGTAGGTTTGCATCGATACGTTCTGCAATCTTTTCTTCTGCCATCTCCATTGTGATGTACAGTACGTTCTTACCTTCCATCATATTACTTGCAGCAAAGTGACACATCGCAAGAGATTTACCTACACCTGTACCAGCAAGGATAATGTTTAGAGACTTACGAGGAAGACCACCCTTGGTGATCCGGTTCATATAATCAAGATCAAAAGGTATACGCTCTTCTTTGTGATGGTAGAAGTCAAATCGTTGCTGATAGTCTTCTATAAAGTCATGACCAATATGGTTATCAAAAGACACGGCAAGTGCTTCCGATAGAACCTGTGGAATAGCTTGCTTAGTCTTATTCTTATTCTTGCCATCGATGATATGAATTGATTCCATGATAGCATTATACACGGCCTTCTCTTGACAGAACTGTTCAGTCTTATCAATAAGCCACTGTTCGTTCACATCATCGTCTTGCTTTAGCTGCTCGACTTGTGATACAGTGTTGCTGTAGTCTGCTTCACTTAGTGAGTCTGTATTTTCCAACTCAATGTACAACGCATCCTTAGACGGAGGTACGTTGTACTTCTCCATGTACTCCTTGATCTTAGTTACCAGTAACCTATCGGTAATTGTCTGGAAGTATTCTTCTTTTAGAAAGGGAAGCACTTTACGTGCATAGGATTCGCTATTAATTAGCTGACTCAGAATATTCGTTTCTATGGTCATTTAAAACTTTCTCTTCAATCATCTTTACAAGAATGTCGCCAAGGGTGTTCTGAAATTGATCGCCTGTAGCGTCACCTTCTAATACATTATATGTAAAAGATAGTACACCGTCTTCAGATAACTTAACGACGTCAAAGGTAAGTACGGTTCCTTCATACTCACCTTCAACTATCATTATTGGACATACACTATCTTTGTCCTTAGCTTCAAGGACAGCATACTTGGGAATCATACAGCCAACTCGTTCTCTTCGAGCTCGTAATCGTCATTGGAACCGTAAGTAAACTCCATACGTGCAGCTTCGTCAATGCGAGCAAGCAGCTCATCGTCAAAGTACTTAGTAGGCTCTTTTAGGATTGCCTTGGCGTATACTTTAGTGCCATCAGGCATCTCATAACGGTTAGCCACCTTCTTAATTATCTCATACTTTTCAGCTAACTCCAATAGACCATAATACCTATCAAGACCTTTGTCATATGTAAGCAGTACTTCTATCTGCTTATTTTCTTTGGTA